TTTGTTGTATTGGCTAATGTTAAAGTTGTGCAACTATTTGCAAAAGCATCAACTGTTACAATACTATGATAATAATTGGAACCACCATTCGTAACAATAATTGTTGTGAGTTCTCCATCAACAACACCCGTATTACTCATACCATAATCTAGTTGCGTTGTGCTATGTGGTGATGGAATCCAATCTGAATTTAAAAATTTATTTGATGGTTTGACATTATACATATATTTCCAAATGTAACCATCAGAGGTACCAATATTTCCATTTGATGTTGTATAGTCACCTGTTGGTTCAACTGTTGAATTTGCTGAAGAATTATTTGACATACATTTGTAAACATTTCTATCAGATGTAATTACATAAATTGGTTGAACTCCACTTGTCGTATTTGCTGTAATTTGTGTATTAGCATCGACCGTGTCATCATAGTGTTGATAGACTGTATTTGTTGACCAATTAAATCTTGGAACAACTAACTCAACATCATTACCTGTTATTTTTTTGGCAGCAAATATATTGTCATATATGCCTTTTTCTTCTACAATAGTATCAACAATAGAATCCGGTGAGGCTTCGTTTGCATAAGGAACATGATTACCAACAAACACATAAACGACAGGATCATTTTCGTTTGCAGTTGATTGTGAATCACGCCAAAGTTTTGCGTTTTGATAACCTAATTTTTCTTTTATAATTGTTGTCATAGTCTTCTATTTAGTCGAGAATTATTAAAGTTTGTAGATTTGCTGTATTTGTAAATGCTGAAGTTACAGAGATATTACTGTTACTTACAAAACTTGCAATTGTTCTTATTTCTCCATTTACAGAAACATTAGAACCCACACTTAAGATTCCATTTGTATTTGCTAATTCAAAGAATGTGTTTAGTCCGGTCATGTATATTGATGATGAAGTAACATTAACCACACCAGAAATTGTTGTTGAATTTGAACCAGCAACATCTATCACATCAACAGTTCCAATTGATGTTCTATTCAAATCAGCATAATTTACAAAACCAGCTGGATGTAATAAATCTTTTAATACTTTTTTATATTTTGTAAATTCGGTTAATGATGATGTCACATAAGAATAGTCAATATAATAATCTTCACCTTGTATTTTTCTTTCACTTGATGATAAAATAGAATCTGATGAAGTCCATCTACCTGGGAATGTTGCATAAGATGGATCAATGCCTGGAACATTAGCTATAGCTAATCCGTCTCCATAACCCGTTAAATCAATTTGAGGAATATATTGATATCTTGAACCACCACTTAAAACTTTAATTGCGGTAATTTGTCCAGCATTTACACCACTAATTGTTGCTAAAATATTTTCACCATCACTTGTCAATGCAGTAACTTGTAAATTTGCATTTGCACCAGCATCTGATGTTACAGTAAGTGTAGGAAGATTCGACTGAACATATCTTTGACCACCAATCGGGAAAACATCAAAACGGCCCATTTTTTTACCAGTAGCTGTTGTTGCAAAATTAACATTTACTGTTGCGTGTGTTGTATTAGCAACAGTATTAATAAAACGAATTTCATTATTTACAATGACTTTATCACCCGGTCTAATTTCTGTTCCAAAATATGTATCTGTTCCAACAATTTCATTTGTATTGGCAATATTAACTGTTCCTTGAACTCTCCAAGGTTGTATTTCTACTTGAGTAATTGCACCATCAACATCAACCTCTTTAACAGCAGCTGCAGCTCCTTGACCGTAAGTTCCTGAGGGATTTGTAAAAACAACTTCATCACCAGGAACATAACCATCACCACCATCATTAATTTGTATTCTACCGACCGATTCAAATGTTTTAATACTGTAATAAACATTTCCAGCTGGATATGTTGCACCTTCACTATCTAATGTTGGCGAAGATGATATGTCTGTATTTGAAAATAAAACAATAACATTTGTAATTGGACCCAAATCTTGCAAAGTTAAAGGTGTCAAAGCATCTGCAATAACGGTACTAACATTTTCCGTAATATCACTTGCAAAACCATAATCAGTTGCTGATATATTAACATTAGCATATGGTGATATGACATCATTGTAAACTGTATATGTGTTTATGGTTGAATTAGCAACTCCCGTTGTATCAACTATATCAGCCGCCATTTGTAATACTTCTGGTGCTGTATCAATAGATTCTATTAAAGCGCTGTCACTAAATCCTGCACCGCCATATACAATATTTGCACCATTGACGAGACCAGAAACAACCGTTAAAACTTCTGCTGTTGCAGGAGTGGTTGCACCACCACCAACAACTAAAACTGGATCACCAACATTATAACTTGCACCACCATCAATAATATTAATTTGTGTTACAATAGCAAACGAATCTGCTTGTAAGGTAACAAGTTGGCCTAATGAATTGATTATATCCGTTTGAACAATCTCACCAGTTTCAAACGAGCCATTTAGTGTTTTTGGGTTGATGAATAATTCATATGGAAAACCAAGGTTAAAAGTATCAGTAATAATTCTTTTTACAGCTCGTTCAATAATTGCTGTTGCGCCTGATGTTAAGCCAGTAACTTTTCTGTTTGCTAATAGAGTAGGTGTAAAGTTTGAGTATTCAACCTTAATACTTGCACCATTAGAAGGTGCTGATAAAAATACAATTTTTAATGATTCTTTACGAATGTAATAATCGGTATTTAATGTTTGTTCAACATCATCAATATAAACCGTAACACCACTGGAATCAACTTCTTCAGCTAAATAAAATGTGGTTTCTGAACCATTACCTGTATAGACACTTCTTATATCCGTTTCGATTTTTAATTCATTGTCAATTGTCCATTGACCATCAGAAGGCCTAAGAACATTTGTTTTTGGAAGTTTAATTTCAACCTCATCATTATACAACATTCTAAAAAGAAGTTTAAAAGCTTTCTCATTACCTTTTGCAAGATAAACAGGTAAAACATTTTTAATTAAAAACTCTTTATTAACCGAAACATCTCTAGGCAATAAATCTGCATATGTGTTGAAAAAACTATTTTCAAAATCATCAATAGAATGGTCAATATCAGCCAAATATCTTAATGTTTTTGATTGGGTTGTTAAATCATTAAGTTGGCTACCTTGTTTTGTCTCAAGGTATTCATAATATGCTTCTAGGAAAGTAATAAAGACAGGATATTCTTCTCGAACAAATTCGGGAACCTGTCTATTAACTAATAGAGATGTTAAATTATCAGAATGTGCCATTAATCTAGTTTAGTTAGGTTAGTAACAATTGATGTTGGGTCAGTTTCATCGATTGTAATAATTGTATTTTTTTGTGTCTCAATAATTCCCTCTTCCGATTCAATTGTTAACCTTATTTGGCCATTTGTGTCGGAAACAGATAAAATATTAACATCATTAATTGTAATTCTTCCTGTATCATAATTTATTTCACCAGCTGTTGAATTTACAATCTGTCTCTGTGCTGTAGCATCATAGTAAGATGTTCTTAAAACACCAGTTCTAGCGTCAATGACAGCGTTACCTGCACCACCATAACCATTGCCACCAGATATTGATACAATAGCTCGAGTATAGTCAATACCTCTATTTGTAATGTTTATTGATTGTATTGAACCATTAACAATAACAGCTTCAGCCGTAGCGCCTGTACCATCACCGGTGATGGTTACGGTTGGCGCTGATGTGTATCCTGTACCAGGATTTGTAATTTCAATTGAAGCAACACCAGAATATGATTGTGGAACTTCTTCTAAAAATACAGTCCGTCTGGTGCCATTTGAATCATAAATGTCAAAAGTTGTTGATGTTAATTTATTTGTAATTGTTCCTCTATGTAAAGGAATATTAAAATCAATCGTATAACTTGTCTGTGATAATAATGATGGTGTAAATCTTTTTTGTGCTCGAACAATGGTTTCACATCCAATGATTGCATTTCTTTGAACAGCATCAATATCTTGTTCTACTTTAGAATGAGCATATCTCGATTCAAATTTATTTAAATATGTTGCCTTATAATTTAATAAGGCATTTCTAATTGCTGTTTTTAAAGCAGTTTCAGTAAGTGTTGTTTTCTTAGGATCATATTCAACATCAGCTTCTACAATTAAGTATAGATATTCTGGATCCAATATTTGCGTTGAAACAGCTACAATAGCTTTTGGTGAAATAATTTCGTCAATAATTCTTTGTTTTTCTGTTTCTGATATATAATAATTGTCTCTAGGTTTCATTGAGACAAAAACTTTACCATAAACTGGTGGTTCATTTTCTTCTCCACCCCAAACCGAAATTGATGAGATGTTTGGGTAGTTAGCTAAAATATATGTTTCATAGTCTTTATATGATACTAAACGATTTTGTGATGAAAATTGAGCTGAAGAAGAATATTTAATATTGTCAACACTCTCTCTTTCTGCACCACCAGCAGCTGCACTAATTGGTGTAACCACAAAAGATGATAGTGATTCTGATAGTGAATCGGATACTGACGATGTTGCTACAAAATTATTGGCTTTATTTGCAATTGAACCATTCGTAACAACATAATTTACATTAATAACTGCACCATCTGGTAATTTTTTACCAACAGCCCCATTGCCAAAATAAATTTGATAACGACCATTTCTTTCTTCTTGTAAAAAGAATACATCTGAGTTTGGTCCAATATCTAAAACTTCGGTTACTTTATTATATGTTGTTGCTGATGTATTACTTGATGATTGTTGAACAGTAACACTAATAGTTGTTGTATCAATGCTATTATCTGGTATAGTAAATACTGCTTTTGGATTAGATGATTCATTATAGTTAAAAACATAAGTTACATATTGACCTTCATATAAAGAAAGGTTTTCAAACAAATAACTTGAATTAGCCTTTGTAACCGTTGTATCATCCAAAACAATAAAGTTATATGATTTATTATCAATTGATTCTGATAAGAATGAAAAACCAGCGGGTAATGTTAATGTTCCCGAATTATTATTAGTTGATGTAGCTTCAAAATTAATAGTTGCAACAGATGAGCGATTAGAATAAGGTGTATAACCTAAAGTCTTTGCGTGAGAAACGGCAGAATCTCTTAACAAAGCGGTATCTAAAAACGCTTCATTAGCTACCATGTTTAGATAGTAAGCATTATAGTGTGTATTATATGCTAAAATATCTAATAATATTGAAAGACCTGAACCATCAAAGTCATAATCTGTAAATGTTGATTGTTGATTTAAAAAGCCCTTTAAATTGGCTTTGATGGTATCAAAATCAAGTTCCGTTATTCTTAGTCTGTCTGCCATTTTTATCTAATTCTCTCTAAGAAAAAGTTAATTGTAACCGGTGAAGTATTGTTCAATACAAAAAACTCTAGTTCTACTTTATATCCGTTCTCATCAGGTGAAGCTACTACATTCACATTTGATATACCTGCACGAGGCTCAAAGTTATTAATTGTTTCTTCTATTTCTCTCTGAATACTAGCTGCTGTTACTGCATCTAAATTATCAAACAATAATTGTCTTATATTACTTCCAATGTTTGGTTGAAATGGTCTTTCATAGTGGTTTGTTAATACAAGATTTTTAATAGAATTGATAATAGCATATTCATTGCTATGAGTATTAATATCCTTCTTCACTGGATGAATATTGAAATTCAAATCCAAGTCTTTAAAGGTTCTATTTGTGTCTATGTTTACGGTTGCCATGTTCTATTTATCTCATCCGCCTGCAAAAACATTAGGTGATCCTTGTGCAACTGAGGTACATCCTGATACAGCATCACCCACTCTTCCTGCGCCTTTACTATTTACAAAAACTGTTGATGAACCTGTTGCAATTGGAGCTACATGGGTAGGACAAGGACTGCCAGGTAATAAATGAGGAGTATTGATATCACCTTGTCTTGACCAAGGAATACTATTAACAAAAACATTACCAGAACCAACGGCTCGTGCTGGTGTTGAACAGTGTGTTATATCTAAATCTCCAATTCTTGTGGCTGCTGGCATTATGGATCCTGTATTGTATTTCTTTGTGCAGCCGTTTCAATGATTTCTAAATCATATGCTTGTTGAACTTGAGCATCTTCTCCAACAGCAAGAGCAATTGAATTAGCATTACAATGAGCAATAAGTTGTTTTATAATTTCATCTTTAGCTTTTCTTGCTCTATTTTTTACAGCATTTTCTGACCATTGTTGTGGAGAAATAGATACATATTCTAAAGATTTATATTCCGTATCCGTTAATGTTATTGTTATATCTGTCATTTTTTATCCTATTAAAAATCCTTGAAATACAGTCCATGAGTTACTGTTATGATACACCGCTCCTGTAATCACTCTAACTTCTAATGTATCACCAGCGCTCATGTCTAATACGCTTGCAATATTGTATGTATTCCAGCCTGTTCCGTCTTCGTGTTGTCTTACTCTGGTACCAGCAAGAAAAGCGCCGTTTTTATAAAACCCAATATCATTTGCTACATTACCATTATTACCCGCTAGATTATGGTGTTCAAAGAAGTAAACACCATCTACTGGAGCTACAAACCTATTATTTGTTAAATCAAAATCATTACCTCTGTCAATACTTACTTGATCCCAAGTAATTGTACCGGTTAGTGCTGTATTATTAGTGTCACCATAAACCTTAAATGCACAATGATTTGGTTTGGTTACATTTCCTGTATGATTAACTCTAAAGTTTTGATTTAATGCTCCTGTACCATCTGTTATACCTAGTGCGGTTTCAACAACAAAAGCTCCAGATCCCTCTTCTCCAAGATCACTAGCGTTTCCATCTCCACTTCCAACTTCTGCACCAATTCGAACCTGAGGAGTAAAATTAGCATTACCATCAACAAAACTAAAATCAATATAGGATTTTTCTGAATCTAAATCACCAGATCCATTATCTTGTTCTATTAAAATAAATGTTTCATCGTTGGTTGCATCAGTGCTTTTAATGTGAATACTTTTATCAACTTGTATACCAGTTGAAGTTGTAATTAATCTTTGGCCTCCATTGTAATTTAAAGCAACATCATATCCACTTGTTAAAAGTAAATTACCACCACTATTAGATTGAATAATTACGCCTGTATCTTGGCCACCTAATATTAAGTATCCTGCACCAGTATCTTCAATATAACTATTAGTGCCATCATGATATATTTGTAAATCTGGTTGATTTCCTAATTGTATCTTAACATTATCACCAAATATCAAATTACCCGTTAAAGTTCCACCGGCGCTTGCTAGTTTTGTATTTGCTGTGGCAAAAGCTGAATTGGCATGAGTAAATGAACCATTAGCGTGATTGAAAGCTAAATCAACCTGTTCAAAATTTTCATCCAACTCCGATAATGGTATTGAAGGATATCTATCTGTAAATGTATTGTTTATAGCCATCAGTTTTGTGTCCACAAAGTTGTTTTATTATCATTTGTTTTCCAATCAATAATTTCATTGTATTGATTAGTCCATTCTATGTAAGCATCCGTTTCAATATTTCCTGTTGGTTGTCCTCTTTCATATGCAAAATAATTGTGTATGAATGTTGTAAAACCTTGTATATTATTCTCAACCACTTGTGTGATTGGTATTGTTTCTGTTGAACCCGCTGTTGTAACAACAACATTGAAAGTTCGTGTTATACTACCTCTTGGATCCGGTTTATAAACATACACATCTTGTTGTTCAGGTAAATCATTATTTAAATCACCAGTAATTGTAATTGGCGTAGATAATTTATCACTACTGCCTTTTACAACATATGTAGCTGTATCAGTAAACGCTGATGTGTGTTGACCAGATATTGTTACATTATCTGTTCCTGGTCCAGAAGTTATAATAATTCCAGGATCGTCAACATCTAAAGTTGCTGTTACAGATGTAATCGAAGAACCATTGGCATTAGCAGTAATTGTTGCTGTAAAATTAGTTTCTCTTACAACCGAACTCAATTGATTTGGTTCAAGTATTGTTGCCATTTGTTTCTCTTGCCAATAACTCTTTTAATTTTTCATTCCACACCGACATCTCATCATGTTGATGTTGATTGTGTGGCGCTTTTGGTACTTTAGGTGAGAACTTAATTACATTATCAATTTTTTCTGGAATATCTTCAAACCTACGATAAGTTTTTATTTCACCATCAACCAATACTACAAATTCGTTTCTCATGGGTTAAAGTCAATTCTTGGTGCAACAAACTTCATATTGCCACCCGATGTTACTGTATAAGTTCCACTAACTTTTTCATTATAGTTTCCACCAACGGTTACTTCAACATTTTTATCCACTTTTAGATAAGCATTTTCTTTTACATAAACTTCAGCATCACCTTGAACAGTCACATTACATTTTCCCATAATATAAACATTATCATCACCATAAACAATCTCATAGTTATCTTTTGTGACTTTCTCTACTTTGTCACCATCAGGAAACCATTCCTGAAATGAACCATTACGGTGTGCTTGATGTATTCTTTCTTTACCTGGTGTATCATCAACTTCAAATACATGACCTGATTCCGTTTCTGTTACACGATTATAAGGATATTGTGCATCATACTTTGTTTCGGGTTCAGACCATGTTGAGTTATATGTTGGAACGCCTGTTACAATCTCATCTTTTCTTTCTTGTATATAAGTCTTTGTAATTGTATCGCTATCATTTCTTGCAATACGAGATGTTGTTGGCTCATCAAGTATATTTGGATTTAAAGTTGCTTGACTTTGTTCTGTTATAACAATACCTGAACCATCTTTTACATATGACTTTGATTGTGGCGGTCTAGGTGCATTAGCTAACTCAGCATCTGTTCGTGGGTCATTGTAAGCTTTTTGTCTATCAGCTGCAAACAATGGAATATTAGGCAACACACCTAACATTACTGGTTCTTGTGCATTTTCTCCATCAACAAAAAAACCAAAAACCATATCACCTTCTTTTGGTACAAATGTGTTGTTATCATTTACAGGAAAAGAAGGAGTTGCCCATGGCAAATCTTTTGTTGGCAATCTCATCTTATCATCAGCGTGCCAACCAACACAACGAACACGACAACGGCCAAGTTTGATTGGGTCTTTTCTATCTTCTACAATACCAACCCACCAAGTGAATCCGTTTTTACCAGCAAAGTTCTTTTTATCTTGGTTTTCCATATTAATATTCTTGTATTGCAGCTGTTTGATTTGGATTATCAGATGCAATAAATTCTTGATTTGTTGATGTTGATGCTACTTCAATAATTGTTTCGTGTTTATCAAATGTAATAATTTGCCTTGAATTAACAATCAAATGGCGACCACTCAGTGTTTTATCTTCTTCTGATACATTTGATTCTTGTAATCCTAATTCTGGAATCATAACATTGACATTAAAACCGGATGATAATTGAAAATTACCAGGCATAACAAACTTTAATCTTTTAGACATTAAATGTTTTAGTATAGCTTTTCGTTGTAGTATTTGATTCTCATAATCTTCAACATAAGTTAAAGAAGTTGGGTCTTTTGCTTTGATATACTCACTATATTTTCTTGCTGTACCAACAATATTAACAACTTTGTGTGAATCAAAAGCTTGGTATATACTTTCACCCGCTCTATTTTTTACATCTGAAGCATTGGGTTTATCATTTCCATGTTTCATTGAACTATAAACATCTAAAAAACTTATACCTCTTGAACTGACCGTTCTTGTTAATGGATCAAATCCTATAAATTTACCAGCATTAACACCACTTCTTATTTTCTCCATAGAATCATTTTGACTAACAACCTCAAAACTTCTAGCAGAAGATATTTCAGATAAACTATTTTCGTTTGATGTGTTTTTTGGTTGAAACTTCACATCCAATATTTCAGGTAAAGTTAGCAATTTTGATAATGAAACAAAATTATAACCAGAAATATTTTGAAAGAAAACATAATTTGGTGAGCTTTCTAAATCAACGGCTCTTTTTGAACACCATTCAATTGCTTCTATTGGTCTAAGATTAGGTATAACAACTTTTCTAACACCAGCTGTGTCTTGGTATAAACCCGTTAAGTTATTTTTTGGTATTTTTAAATAATCAAGCATAATTCGCTCAACTATTTCTGAATATTTTCCTGTATAGCTTTGATTAACTCTTTGTTGGTCTGAAAATAAAAGTTCATCTGAAACAAAATGAAGAATGTATGATTCTGTTCCTTGATTTAGATTTCTTCTATTGGTTTGTTTGTAAATGCGAAATGCTTTTCTGAATGAAGCTACATCCGAATTTATATCTTTTTTAATTGTAATTAATAATGTTTCTGAACCATCAAAAAGAAGTTTATTTGATAAACCAAGAGAATCTGTAATCATAATTTGACCATTGATTACAGGAAGAAATAAAGAATCAAACACACTTATTTCCTCAAAGATTTCTTTAATGTCAATTGTTCCCGATTTTGTAACTATTGCAACTTGCTCAAGATAAAAGTCGGTCGATTGACTAACAGACAATTCACTCATTATGTTTTCACAACTCTTTTAAATTCATCTTCAACAGCTGAAACAAAATTACTCTTCAACAAATTAATTTCTCGTTTTGCTTCATTTTCTTCTTGTTCATATGTGTAATATGTTTTTGTTTCAGTTGAAATTGTTTCGGTAATTGTCGAACTATCTGACAATGTATATGATGTTTCTGATGCACCCACATTAGCATATGTGTTAGCATCAACTTCAAGTTTTTCTGTTATTGTTGTTCCGTCTGATGCTGTTCTAGTAACAATCTTATAATATGAATGGATATTATTTACATCTTGGCACCATTCTAATCCAGTTTGAACTGTTGTATTAGCTGCACCATTAGCTGAATACTTTTCTGTTACATAATCTATAAATTCATCATACTTTAATGGCCAGTCGTATTGTGGGTCTATAATGTCATTAAATAATAAAACTATCCAATGTCTTTCTGAATGACCATAATACTTGTGTGCAATAATTTCAGGAGTATCACTATCTTTAATTGTGTATTTGTAGAAAGCGTTTTGATTTTCTTTGAGTTCTTTTTCAAATCCAAATCGTGTAATAACATTAGTTACAGTTTCTACACCACCGGTTTGTGTATTACTTGTATATGGTGTTTTTGGAAAGTAATTAAAATATCTAGCCATTTTTTATCCTAAAATTTTGGTCCTATTGTGCCCGAAGGAGTAATTGCTCTTTGGCCCGGAACATCATTTCCAATTGATTTCTTTTTGCCGTTAGGATTTCGTAAATCACTTTTTGTAAGAATCATTGTTTCTGTAAATTGTAATGTTAATTGAATAGCTGTTGGCATACCAGTTCTACCTAGAGAAGCAATATTTTCACCGGGAACTTCATATGCTGACCAACCATTAGGTGCATAATTGACATCAATTGTTGTTAATACTGAACCAGGTGCAATTGCAGGAATGTTTGGGTTTTCTCCTGCACCATAATAAAATTTAATATCAAATTCTGATGGTGGTCTTAATGTTAAAGAACGACCTTCACCATCACCTCCATATTCTGGTGCTTGGTGATATTTAAATCTATCAATAATATTTTGAACTTGAATAGCTTCTTGTTCATCTCTTGGATAAAACATAAAATCAAATTGAAATGTTCTGAAATTTGGAGATTGATAAACCATTTCTAACATAGGATTAGCAATCATACCAACAGCAGCAATAGCAGCTGCACGACCTGTAGCTGCATCACCACCTAATAAACTAGCAGCCACTCCTGCACCTTTAACAGCTCCAGCGCCAGCAAGTTCTGATAAACCTTTCATAGCAGCTTTATTAGCTGCATTTTTTTTCGATTCAGCATCAGTTGGATTACTTTTTTGGTATTCATCAAGTATAGATTTAGCAGCTGTTGCAATACCACCAGCTAAACCTAAAGATGCTTGGTCATAATTTTGTGTGTGATTATACATTAAAGTATCTGGCATATACAGTGCTACAGATTCTTTTGTTAATCTTGTTGTGTTGATAAGTTTTGTGTTTGTTATTTCTTTGATATTCTCTTCAATTATTTTGTTTGTTGATTGTGCGCTACCTTTTAAGAGATTTTGAGATTGGCCAAATATATTTTGAAGGCCACTTTTAACACTTGAACCTGTTTTGTTTAACAGTGAATTTAAGTTGCCTTGAATTCCACCACCAACACCGGAAGACATATTTGTTAATTTTGAACCAATATTATCTAATCCTAAATTACCAACAGAAGATTTGATTTGATTAACACCACTAACAAGTTTATTGGTTATTTCACTACCAGTTGATATGTTTTGAAAACTTGCTAAACTACTTGGAATACCACCAGGCGTATCTGTTGATTTTGCATTACCTGTGCCTGGAGCAACAGCGCTTGACTTATCTTGCTCACGAATATAAAAGACCATATAATGTCCTTTATCAAAAGCACCAACATCAATAGGATATCTAAAGCTATCTCTTTTATATTGTGTTCCTTCTAAAGCAGATAAAGGACCAAAACCTGATTGTTCGCTACTGTTAAATTTGATATCGCCGAAGCCAAAAAGTGACATATTTTTATCCGTGAGTAATTAAATCTAGCATAAGTAGTATTTATGCCTTATTCTGGAAAATTTACTCCTAAAAATCCAAGTAAATATAAAGGTGACCCATTCAACATTATTTATCGTTCAAATTGGGAACGCCGTGTTATGAAGTATTTGGATGAAAACAAAAACTGTATATGGTGGGCGAGTGAAGAGATGCCCATACCATATGTGTCGCCTGTTGATAATAAAAAACATCGTTACTTTCCAGATTTTATTGCAAAAGTTCTTACAAAAGAAGGTAAAGAACAAACTTTAATGTTAGAAGTTAAACCAGAGAAACAAACAAAGAAACCCACCCAAAAAAGAAGAACAAGAACATTCCTCAACGAAACAATCGCATATGCTATCAATCAGGAGAAATGGCGTGCAGCTGACCTGTTTTGCAAAGAACACGGTTGGCAGTTTATGTTAATTACTGAAAAAGAGTTAGGTATCTAGTATAAATAGATAAATGCCATACTTAATTGATAGAATCAAAGAATCTTTAGCAAAAGAAGGTTTAACACCACGAACTCGTGAAGCTCGTGAATGGTTATTATCTAAAGTTGAAGAAATGCGAGTTAGTAATAAATCTTTAATGAGATATGCTGACAAAGATACTACAATTATTGGTAAAATGTATTTTTACTTCTATGACCCAAAAACTAAAGACAAATTGAGATATTATGATAACTTTCCTTTAGTTATACCCGTAGAAGAATATAAAGATGGATTTTTAGGTTTGAATTTACACTATATTCACCCTAAATTTAGAATGAATTTGTTAGATAAATTAAGTGAGACGCTAACAAATGATAACTATGATGAAAGAACAAAATTTAGAATCACATATGATTATTTAAAAGCTGCATCAAACATTTTTGAAGCAACTCCATGTATTAAAAGATATTTGTATAATCAAGTGCGTTCAAGTTTTTTAGAAATTAAAGCTGATGAATGGGACATAGCTGCGTTGTTACCAGCAGAAAACTTTACTGGTGCAACAACAAGTCAAGTTCATAGCGAATCAAGGAAGAAATTTTAAATGTCATTCTCACCTAACATATTTTTATCTAATATTCGTGGCAAAAGCGGTCTAGCAAGACCATCACGATTTGAAGTTATATTACCTATTCCACCAGCTGTAAGTAATTCTGTTGGCAATTCAATCATTGAAAAAATACTTAATTTTCCAAATTCAGTATTCAATGATGTGTCAGATGCTATCAATTCAGCTATAGGTGGTTCTAGTGGCCAAGACGAGTTTTCTCGCTCAGGTAATTCATCTTTATCTCGTTATCTTTCACTTCAATGTGAAGCTGCTGAATTGCCAGGTAGAACATTACAAACAGCGGATGTTAAAATCTATGGTCCAACATTTAAGGTACCTTATCAGTCAATGTATGCTGATATGAATTTAACATTTCTATGCACAAACGATTTTTACGAAAGAAAATTATTTGACAAATGGATGGAAGCAATTATGCCGTCTGATACAAATAATTTAAGATTTCCAAAAGGAGAAACATCTCGTTATATGTGTAACATTAAAGTTATACAATATGATGAGTTTATTAAGAAAATATTTGCCGTTGAGTTACTAGATGCGTTTCCTGTTGGCATCGCACCTCAAACACTCAATTGGTCAGATGATAATTTTCATAGGTTATCTGTTCAATTTGCTTATCAAAAATACAGAGTGACTTATGATGGTAGTTATGATTTAGGTCAAGCAGCTTCAGCACTATTTGGTGCTGCTGGTGCAAGACTTTTACCATTTGGTAAGGCTGTGACAAACTTGCCATTTTAATATTTAAAGCGAGGTTATTATGTTACCAAAGTTAGATGTACCGACCTTTGAAGTGAGCTTGATATCAACGGGACAAACCATACGATATCGCCCATTCTTGGTCAAAGAACAGAAATTGTTTTTGATGGCTTCAGAATCAGAAGACCCAAAAGAAACAATTAATGTTATAAAACAAGTTTTAAGAAATTGTATTATTGATGATATTGATGTTGATTCTTTACCAACATTTGATTTAGAATGGTTGTTTATTCAACTACGAGCAAGGTCTGTTGAGGAAGTTGTTCATTTAAATTATAAATGTAATAACAATGTCAAAGACGAAGAAGGTAAAGATGCTAAATGTAATGGCGTTGTAGAGATTGATGTTAATTTACTTGAGATTGAACCGAGTAAAGATCCCAATCATACAAACAAAATACAGTTAAGTGATAAGTTAGGATTAGTATTAAAATATCCTACATTTGAAATGGTTGAAAAATTTGAATCAGCTGAAGGTGAAGATGTTATCACTAATGTTTTAGTTGATTGTATTGATTACATTTACGACAATGAACAAATGTATTATGCAAAAGATACAACCAAAGAAGAATTAACAGACTTTGTGGATAATCTTCAACAAAAAGATTTAGAGAAGATTAAAGTGTTTTTTGACACTGTTCCAAAAATTAAAAAAGATGTGACTTTTGAATGTCCTCGTTGCAAATATAAAGAAGACATCGCAATACAAGGAATTCAAAATTTTTTCGTCTAATTTTTCGTTATGATACACTAGGGAACTACTATCAGACAAACTTTGCATTAATGCAACATCACAAATATAGTTTGACTGAGCTTGAACAAATGATTCCTTGGGAAAGAACTATCTATGTTAATATGTTAATTAAGTATTTGGAAGAAGAAAAAGAAAGAATTCGATTACAACAATTACAGAGAAAAAATAGGTAATGGCTAACACATTTAATACCGCTGTTTCTGACTATAAAGAAAGTCTTGCTAAAGACCTAGGTTATAGTAACTACAAAGAATATCAACAAGCAAATAAAAAAGGATATTCTGGTGGCATAAAACAACGCCTTGAACAAGGTGCTGGTTTTGGAGAAGCGTTTGCTGGCGGTATAGGAGAAGGAGCAAAAGGCATTAAAACAGCAATGAATCCTAAAAACATTGCTAAAAAAGCTTATATGAATTTCTTCTCCGGTGATGATATCTTTTCTGCATATATGCGTGGCAGATTGGCTAAAAAACCAAAAGCTATGCCTAAGCCTAAAGAACAACCTAAAGAAGTTGCAAAGCCAGCTGAAACTCCAAAAATGGAGTTTATGGAATCTTATGATAAAAAGTTAGTGGGTCGTGATGAAAAAACAGGACGATTTACTAAACTCACAGAAGAAGAACAGTGGGCTCAACAACGAAAATATGGTCTAACAAAACTAACAGCGCTATCACCCACACCCGTTGGAGGAAAAACTGAAGGATTAGGTAATCTAGCCGGTGTTGCAAAAGATATTATAATTATTCGTAATGCAATATCTACTCTACTTGATTTTGAAAAAGAAGGTAAAGAACAAGGAAAGCGTGCTGAACAAACTAGATTTTTACAAGAACAGGATGCTAGAGAAGCCGCTCTCGAAGCTAAAAATGTAGCACCCATTCAAGTCACAGCTGAGGGTGGTGGTGAAACTAAAAAATCTGGTGGCGGTATTATGGGTTTTCTTAAAAACATAACTTCATTGGTTTTTAATGGTATAGGTAAAGCATTTGGTTTATTGTTTAGTCCAAAATTCTTATTCTCAATATTCAAAAAATTATTCGCTTTTGCTGCTGTTGTTGGTTCAATTTTTGTTGGATTTAAAGCTGGGTTTGAAGAATTCAGTAAATCGGGAAGTTTAGGAAAAGCATTAGCAGAAGGTCTTACTGCTGTATTAAACTTTTTAACTCTTGGACTTTTATCAAAAGAAACATTAGATGGTGTTAAATTTAGTATAGAATCAAAATATACAGAAATAAAAAATGCAATTGTTGGCAAGTTTTATGATATGAAAGACTGGATGATTAATAATATTGGAATACCTAGAGTTGATTTATTTACTGTTGGTGGTGAAACATATGGATTTGGTCCTTGGTATCCATTTAAAGATAATCCATCAAGTGCTGAGGCTGAAAAAAGTGAAAGGCCTGCACCAGATCCTATGCCTGAAGCGCCAGCTGCTCAGGCCGAATCGGCTGAACCAACTGTTTCAGGTGTTGAATCTGGAGCTATGCCGTCTGTTAAAGATGAAAAATCATCAACAACAGAAGCGCCAGCCACATCAAATAATGAAGCTGCAAGTGTAACACCACAAAAAGTTTCAGACAATAGTGCTGCTAAAACAAGTCCATTGAATATGGGTATGGCAAAAAGTGGTGATATGCAAAGCAATTTAAGCAACTTCATGGGTGATAATATGGGTAAATTGTCACCTGAAGGATTTGGCGGTGCAGCTAGTTTAGCTGAAAACTTTTTTGGTGAAAAAGTTGATAGAGACGCTATGAATAAAGGTATGCAATCAGACATGGGTAAGGCTGATGCTTTTATGAAAGGTGGTGGTTTAGAAGCAGCTTTTGGTCAAATGGGAGAAAGAAGTAAAGATGCTTCTGGTTCATTAGAAGGTGCTCAATCAACATTATCAAATAAAATTAATGCTGGTGGCGTTACACCTGAACCAGTTACACCATTTGGTGCAGCTACATCAGGCCAAACAATTTCAGCTGGTTCAAC